TAAAGGATGTGCCGGTCGTCTATGGCGGATGGGATCGGGTGGTGGCGCAACTCGCGGGTGGCATTTCGGACAATGTGGTGCCGTCGCTGCCGATCATCTCCTACACGCTGACAAGCATGACGCGCAAGCTGGCCGAAATTCGCGATCCGATGGAGGTCCAGCAATATGTCGTGCGGATGCGGGCGCGCGACCCCGATGGCAATTTGTTGGTCAATCAGCCCGGCAAATACATTGTCATCGAGCGTTATATGCCGGTTCCCTATGATATCGATATCGATGTTGCGATCTGGTCGTCCAATACCGATCAATTGATGCAATTGATCGAGCAATTTGGCACCGCGTTCAATCCCGATCTCGAAATCGGGATCTCGGAATCACCGCTCGATTGGACATCACCCACGCGATTGTTGTTCAAAAACACGATCCAATTCAGTGAAGAAGCCGTCACACCCTCGGCCAAGCTCGACCCGATGCGGGTCGCGCAGATGGGGTTCTCGACCACCGCCAGATTGTCATTGCCGGTGCGCGTCTATGATGCCGCCTTGATCCATGAAATCGATGTCAATTTCCGCGAATTAGAGGATTGGGGCTACTTCTACTTCGGCGAAAATATCGATATCGGCGCTATGCCATTGCTGGATAACCTGCGGATCGAAGCCACCCCACAGGAAATCGTCGACCACAATAATCAGTAGCCATAACAGCCTGCAAATCCAAGCGGTCAAACAGCAAAAGTAATTCAGACCGTAAATACCGTGGATACATAGGTCCACGAGGATTTCAGCAAAAATGGCACTACAAACAGTACTCCTCTCTCCTGGTGTTAAGGTCACCGTAACGGGATCGGCATCGACGATTCCGACGCCGACCACTATTCCTTTGATCTTCATTGCGACCCGCGCGAACAAGCAGGCTCCGGACGGATCGGGAATTGCCCAAGGCACGACCGAATCAAACAAGATGGAGATCATCACTTCGCAAACCGAATTGCTCAACTCGTATGGCAATCCGGTTTTTGTTACCTCTGATGGTCTTCCCGTCCAAGGCGACGAGACCAACGAATATGGTCTAATCACCGCCTACACGGTCTGCGGTATCACCAGCATCGTTTATATCGTCCGGGCCGATATCGATCTCGGCCAGCTTGTGCCAACAACGGTCGAGCCGACACTGCCAGCCGCGGATGGCACCTATTGGATCGACACGACCAATGTTGTCGGCGGCATTTTGACCTTCGACGGTACCACTTGGTCGTCAGTGCCATTTGATGTTTTCACGACTGCGCCGGGCGGCGGTGATGGTACCGATGGCGATTGGGCCTTCGATTATAGCACTCTCAACGGTCAGTTGATGTTCAAGGATAGCGGCACTTGGCATGCCGCGACCACCACCAACATTCAGGGCATTCTCGGTGCCACCCATGCCCTTTATGTTAGCTCGTCCACACCGGTCGGCGCGACCGCTGGCGACTTCTGGTATAAGACCAGTTCGGGCAGCGGCGGCACCAATCTTGGTCTCGCCCGGTATCGGTCGAGCGATCAGGTCTGGGTCACTCAGAATATCACCTATGCGAGTGTCGCCCCAACCCCGACTGAGAATGTCATTTGGGAAGACGACTCGAACCTCGCCAGCACCGGAAATCGGCCGCTCTACATCGGCACCGGCAGCGAGTTTATCGCCCTACCGGTATTCGTTCAGGATAGCGCCCCTACCAGTGTGCCCGATACCGGCACGCTTTGGTTCGACGATACAATCACCGATTTCGCCCTCTATGTGGAGAGCGGCAATCTGTGGGTTCCAGTAACGACCACGACAAACAGCAACCCATCCGGTACCGAAAAGGTCATCTCGGCTTCGGCTCCGCAATTCCCCGACCAGGATGCAATCTGGATCGATGTCTCGACCAATTTGAATCGCGACCTGTTCCCGATTGTCAAACGGTGGACTGGAACCGATTGGGAGGACATCACTTCAACCGTCTATATCCAGAGCGAAGATCCAGTAGCCTCCCTGGTGCTCGATGGCTCTTACTGGCTCAACACGGGCGAAAGCACAACCCGAAATATCGTCAAGAAGTATAACCCTGATTTTGTGGCACTGACGGTCGATAATACAGGTAATACAGTCACCGAAGTTGGCAATTTCTGGGAACCCGACACGGGTGACATCTTTGGTCGCCGTTCACAGCGGCACGAGGTTGTATCTGCACTCAAACAGGTGATCGCCGACAACCAGGACATCCGGTCGGAAACCAACTACTACCAGTTGATCGCCTGCCCTGGTTATGTCGAAACCTATGATGACATTTCGTCATTGAACGAGGACATCGATCAGATCGCCCTCGCGGTATTCGATGTGCCGAAGTTTGTCACCCCGAGTGGAATCGCAACCGGTCGTGAAGTCACACTGACCGACTGGATCACCAACGCAAAGAATGTCGAGGCGGTTGGTGAGGACGGTTTCATTGGTGCACCCGACCCTTATCAGGCAAATGCCTATCCGGGCGGTCTGGCGACCAACCCGACCGATGGCAACGATGTCTATGTACCGCCCTCGTATATCCTGCTGCGGACGATCGCCTACAACGATAGCGTTGCTTACCCGTGGTATCCGCCGGCAGGCCCAAACCGCGGCCTTGTGACGAATGTCGCTTCGGTCGGCCGGATCGATGATGACGGCGACTACACGCCGTTCAACATGAACCGGGCGCAGCGCGACATCGCTTACACGAACTCGGTCAACCCGATCTTCAACCATCCAAACCTCGGCCTTGTGCTGTGGGGTCAGAAGACGATGGCGGTTCCAGGCAACATCCTGGATCGGATCAATGTGGTCCGCTTGATCGCCAAAATGAAGTATGACTTCCAGCGGTTGATGGAGCCATTCCTGTTCGAGTTGAACAACACGACGACTCGGCGGGCGGCGACCCTCGTGGCACAGCGGTATCTTGCGGGTCTGACTTCGCTAAATGCGTTGTACGACTACGCGGTGCTCTGCGACAGCAGCAACAACACCGGAGCCATCATCTCCGAACACAAGTTGATTGTCGATGTCGCGATCAAGCCACAGCAGTCGATCGAATTCATCTATGTGCCGATCCAGGTGCTCGAACCAGACGACACATTCACTTTCTAAGCGATTTGCTATGCAAAAATGAAGGAGCCGGCTTTCGAGCCGGCTTTTTCATTGCGGAGTAAATATAGGAGAGGAAAACCGGAGGAATTAAGTAGTAGGTGATATGGTGAACGAGGCAAGGGACGAATCCATTTTAGCTCGATTGGAGCGGGGTTTTCGCGAACAGCAAACCTCGTTTATGAACACGCGGGATGAAGTCAATTCACTGAAATCCGCCTATGGGGTCATTCAGCGTGATATCATGTCCCTGGCGAATTCGGTTGAAAAGCTGGTCGCGCGTTTTGAGGACAGTCACAAGACCAACTGGCCGCTGTTAGCGCTGCTGGCTGGTCTGTTGCCGATCTTTATCGGTGGGGGAGCCTTTATGCTGTCGAGCTACACGAGCAGTGCGGTCGCGCCCGTTCATACCGAGATCGTGTCGGTAACAACCAGTTTGCGAGCCTTGGCCGATCAAGTCAAGGAGATCGCGGCCATTCAAAACGATCGGACCGGAAAACTTAGCAATCTCGCTGTCGAGGCGACGACCAACCAAAACATTATCACTCGTATGGTCGATCGGCAGCGCGTTATCGAAGATGCCGTTCAAAAGAGTGCCGCGGCTGACGAAAACTCTCGCACCGATCGAAAGCAACTTAACGAACGGATGTCCAAGATCGAAGACCTATTGCGGACCGAGATTACCGAACGCCGCACCAATCAGGCCGAGACACGTGTGCAACTCGCCGAGATCGAGCAACAATTCCATAGCGTCAGCAATCTCGACAACTTGCGGGCGGCACAGCAGGAACGGTTGAATGCGATGATGTGGGAAAAAGCATTCCCCGGCACCCGCTATCCGAACGGCACTTTCTTCCCGACTAGTATCTTCCAGGGACCGGGCGGCTCGCCGCCGATCAACCCCGGCGGCAGTAGTCCATAAGGTAGCAAGACAGCAAATTTTGCTCCGTAAATAATTGGTGATGCAAACGATTAAACTCACCAAAAAATCCCGTTCGACGGTTGCTCATGTTGCTGATGCCGCACTCGAACAGTTACCGATGACGTTTTCGACCACCGATCTGACACCGGGACGCAAAGTATTCTTTCCGATCCCGTTAAAGGCCCGGCCGCGTGATATGTGGGATTTCCTCTACATCTATGTGGAATCAAAATTGAGCCGCGCGCCACAAAATCCAGAATTCGGGTTTACCCAGGATGATATCGTGGAGGAAAGCGGGATTTATGTTTTCAAGAAGGTGAAGGATCGGATCGTCGGGGTCGCCTCGCCGATATCCGATCTGTTTGGTGAAGTCATCACCGATCTGTCACTGCAAAACCGCATCATCTACCGGGTCCACGAGATGAAGCAGATGGTGCGGCTCGATGATGATTTTCTCGATGCTGCCAATCTTCAATGGGCATCCAGCAAAGACGCCGAAGAATTCGGCATAAAACGGCTTAACTAAAGTGCTATTACTGATCTCTCCCTCTCAGACTGAAGCCGAGCGCGACAATTTATGGCTCGGCAACCAAGACTCC